ATATAGAGGAACGACCTCAGTTATCAGATCATAAATGTCTTGGGGACTAGCTTTATGGTGGACTTCATAATCCTTATCTTCGCACCCGGTGTCGACCTCAAACCAGTCCAGCCACTCCTGGCCTACCAGGTCCCATGGTGCGTTTTCCAGTGAGATGTTACACTCAATCCATTCTTCCAAAGTCACAACAGTGAATATATCAACATTGTATATTTGGCAGAATTGTTCATATGTGTCACCTGACGGGTACTGCGCTACCCCTCCCATGACTCTGTGTGGGTTTAAACCACGATTGTCATAGTAAGGTCGCAAACCCATCTCATCACCAGAATCCGCGACTGCTCGCAAAAATGCGCCAAACACCGGAACATGTCCAGCTATTGGCAACATACTCTTAGCATTCCCGTACAGCAGTCTTTGGAACAGCTTGGGGGTGTGTTTGTGGTGGTCCAAACCAAACTTTGAAAAAGCTCGGAATGGCAAAGAACCCCACAGCAGGTGTCCGTCCACAGTCCAGAACCTCCCGGAGCAGAACGTTGCCTCTAAGATAGAATCTCGTTGGACGATCTCGCACTTAAGACCTATGCTCTGATACCTTGCTTCTATGGTTTTGACGTTGATGCTAGCGTCAGTCCCATAGAGGTTATCATCTCCCATCACCATCAGGTAGATGTCATCCTCTGAGAGCTGCGTGCACCACCGTGTGATTAACCAGTTGAGCATGGAATTGAACACAGAAGTCCAAGGGTCACCAGAACGCCTACCGTGTTCCATTGTGACTTGAACTTTCTTGTCCTTTGAGGTTCCTTTCACAAGCGTCCAGTTGTCCAACAATACCTTGAAGTCCTCGGGCAAACCGATGACTTTATGTTCTATGAAGTATCGCTCCAGAAGAAGCATTTCCTTCCGCATGGAACCGTCCCAGGAAGAGACGTCACTTTCAACAATGTGAGCTTTGGTTGAGATCTTCTCCCCAAACCCACCGATATCGTGTGGTGATGCTCCGCTTGTGTAGAAAATGTTATTATCCTTATCCCACCATTCACAAAACTTCTTCCCCAAGGCGTGGAAGTATCCGCCATACTTTCCTTTAATAATGTCTGGACAACTCCAGATCATTCTTGTCTTCATATTGTTGATGTTCTTACCTACATAGGCTTCTGGCTTGACGAAGAGATCATACACTAAATGTCCCATAGTCAACTCTTCATGGCTTGCCTTAATGATCCTCTCAGCCTGCTTCTTCGGGTACTTCTTCTCCACGTAAGATTCTGCATCAACACCTGCGAGGTCAAACGTCGGCATCTTATCAATTTCTCTTCTAGCAAAAGAGACAAAATCTTTCAATGCTTCCTCGTTCGCCTCCCTAACCTCACACATGCGAAGCTTGAGAGCAGCCTCCAGGTTGTAGTTGTCGCTTAGTGGGTAAGCGACAGGTGCACCTGGGATCCTGCTCCCGAAACTTCTGACAAACTCTTCTTTTGGTGGGCCATGCGGTTCTGCCTTCAGAAAGGTGTCATCCGACAGGATGGAAGGCTGCTTCTTCAACGTTCTGCATTTCCGTATGGCTGTCTTGGAGGCGGCAACCTTAACAAATGGCAACGTCGAGTATTCCGATAACATGGACCTGAGCAAAGCATCAGTGTTATTGAAGCTTCTATATGTCTTCACGACACCCCATAGTATTGACAACATTGTAAGTGAAGGGCAATCTGTAGCTATTCCTAGGAAAAAGCAGACAACAGGGTAGATCATAGCTTTCCTCCACAGTTTGATTTTGGCCCAAGTGACTGTACTTTCAAAGTCCAGCCCCTCGTTTGCCAGTCTCATCCTTATGGCATTACTCGCCCTTTTCTGCCACTGCTGTTGTATGGTTCTGCTCTTTTCTGTGAACTTCTCCAGGTATTCGTCAGACTCAATCACCTTGTCAACTAGGGCATCCAACCCAGGAGAATCACTATAAAACCTCTTATAGGAGGCTTTAATAATGTTCTTCAGTCGGACGGTATCCAACCTGAAGAGATTGGGTCGGTCTAGAGCTCCATAAGCTATGGTCCTAACCCTTTCCTCAGGTGTCCGACCTACATCAGCAATCAGTGTCTCCCAATGTCCTTCCACGTCTGCTGCAATGACGAGGACTCCATTTTTAGAAGATTCTAAAATAGGCTGTCCCTGCCACTTAACAGCTTTTGCTTTAACCTCATGAGCTGTCTTGTCGTCAGCAAACATGAAGGGGCCTTCGAAGTGTCCGACTCCATCACCGTCAATCACATATGTGAATTGTTTCCCCCCTCGGGCCATATTAAGTGCCCAATCTGAGTACATCAGCCTTACTGTTCTAGCCTCGTTGTTATACCAAGTCTCAACAGTCTGACTGAACCCGCTCAGAAGTTCGCTCTTTGCTCTCCTAAGGGATTTGCAACCAGCGTAGCCTTCCTTCGCATCATCCATGATCTCGCTGGCTGCATCCATTGCGGCGTCACATATGTCCTTAGTGCGTTCTATCTCTGCTTTCAGAGCTTCTCCTGCGCTTGCGCCACAATGAGGATTTTTAGTTTTAGCTCGGTTATCCCTCCGAGTATTGGCTCTTTTACCAGGTCCGGAGCCTTTAGACCTGTTTTTATTAGTACTGTTTGCAATGCGTTGATTACTTTCCCGGTGGTGCATCGTCCATCAGGGGAAAGAGACTGGTTAAGTCTTGTGGTTTCCCACAGTCTCATTGCATGCTAGTTATAGAAATAACAGTTGGTGCCCTTGAGTGACCAACTCATAAGGCCTCATCCATGCAAGTCGACCCTGCTACTGGTAATTACGTTGGATAAACTTCTTGGCACGGGTATTAATCCGAGTCCAAGTGCAAAAGTACACTCCGCCCTTTCCCTTATACCGCTGGTAGCTGCCTGCACAGCGGACCACCAATTACCCCAGTGGCTTGGGGTGCGAAAGCGTGTTGTTAAACATCCGGTGCACTCTCGCTGCAAAACCACCCCCTCCCTACTTGGGTT